ATAGTTCGGTCCTGCGTTTAATATATTCCGGCACCTCGGACAGTAGCATGGCTTATATTCTACGCATACAAGACCGTATCTCTTGTAAACCCTCGTCTTTACAACAGGTTTCCTGGCTATGAATTTCATCATTCCACCTTCTCTCCGTATTCGATCACATATTCGTACTGAGCTGATTTTCTGTTTTCGCCTCCGGGAACTTCTTTTCTGACAATCTGGACTGCATATCCTGCTTTTGCCAGCATGGAAACCATCTGCAATCGGTCTTCTTCGTTCCACTGAACGCTTCCTTTTCGAATACTTCTGATGCTCTGCTTCGCCATTATCCGCACTTCCTTTCCATCTTTTCTTCTCGTTCTTTCATCAGCTTCTCAAATGCAGCTACAAAAGCTTTTACCGATGCCGGCATCCCACAGTTGTGATTTCCCCTGCACTGGATCACGCGACCATTGTTATATTCCATTGTGAAATATGGTGTATCAGGTTCTTCCACTCTGCGCACAAAGAAGATGTGTGTCTGCCCTTTGGCCACTCGGTCAACGTAAGTTCCAACACAATGGTGAAGGGCAGCTCCTTCATTCTTGATTTCCTGTGTATCTCTTGGCACTCTCAATATCAATCCTTTTCCTTTTATCAAGAAAGCGTTGTCTATACCGGCATTCTCTTTGAGCATTTCCTCCAGAAGTTTTTTCATGACCTCGGCTTCCCGCTTTATCCGTTCATCTTCCCGGCGTTTCTTTTCCGCTGCCTTTTTATCCTGCAATGCTTGATATTCCGCAGCTGTCCGATCATGTACTTTCTTGAAATTCTTCGGAAAATAGAAGAACATATTGTTGAGATCATATTTCAGTTCTTTGCACCAGTTCAAATAATCAAGCCAGTCCTTAGCGCAATTCTGCAGACGTTCTTCTCTGATATCCGGTCTTTCTTTACACTGCATATAGGAATATCGCCAACATTGTCCGCTCTCTCCCACGCGATAATCAGCACCTTCGCGTTCAATATATCTGCAGATCTTATGGATGGTCGATTTCCTGTTCTCCTTCCGGATCAGCGTTGTGTTGCATCCGAAAAGTTTATAGAACCGTTCCAGTTCTTCCGCTTTTAGGTTGTAACCAGAGCTTTGCGCTTCCTGCAATAATCTCAGTTCATCAATGTTTCCATCAATAGACTGCAGTATTCGCGTGTTTTCCTTCGTAAGGCCAAGAATTTCAAATATTGTTTTTCCACTTTTTCTCAGTCCCCTAATTCCATTCCGGCTTTCATACCCAAAAGCACCATCGTGAAACTCGTTGATCAGATGTGCGGCCAGTTTATACAGCCCCATTTTTATAAACCATTCAAGCTGCGGAAACTTTCTGTATCTGTTGATTGCCTTTGCATAATGTATCTGTTCACTCGGTCTATTCTCCGCCAAAATTTCCAGTGCCGAGTATTTCATCGGAGTGTCTTTCCATGCTTCCGGCAGGTTTCCGGGATATAAGGTGCAGTATGAACTTTCTCTGTATCCTTCATCTGTGCACCACCGTACAATACCAGTCTGTTTATACTCTCTGTATTCATAACTGCTGGTGCATGGCGTTCCGTTCGGTGCAAATTTGTAAAATGTCCTTACGATCTCAAATAATCCATCATTTGTCTTTCCATCCGGCTTTACTTCTCTGTATGCTGTAAAATACCGCCACAGGAACCCCTCTTCTCTTGGATCAATAAATGAAACAATCCTCCTGTCACATATGCGTGCCGGCATCCTGCCTCTGGCTTTAATGGTGACCGGACTTCCGCAAAGGGGGCATATCCCCTTCTCGTTATTTCTTAACCGAATTTTCGTTCTGTCTACCAGTGTCACCCCATTACAATGAGTGCAATGCACCAGAGCCTCATTCTTTGATCTTGTTGAGTAAATCAGATATCTGCTGAATGACATCGCCTTATCTGATACCCAGTTTTTAAATTCATCAGGGATTTCTTTGACCGTTTCCATAAGCGCATCAATTGGATTGGTTTCTTTGGCATGTCTTTCATCAAGACGTTTTTGTTTGACCATATCCTGAAAGCGTGTCACAGCTGTCCAGTCTCTTGCATCTTTCTCTGTGCTCCATTCCTTGAAAAAGCTGCGCATACGATCAATGTCTGCATCCGTCCAGAAAAACATATTCGGCGTCCATCTGCCTGTGCTTTCTTTGTAATCCCAATGATGTTCATAAAGGCTGATATCATACATTCTGTCATAAGCTGCAGTCAGCCATTTCACTTTTTCAACGGTCAGATCTTGTGATATGTAATCATTCTTGGAAAAAAACGTTCTTAACTGAGCGTCTTTTTTTCCTTTCTTCAATTTTCTGATTGGATAGAATGTTACCATCAACAGATCTTTTTCTATATCTTTGGTCGTTACGATATGTGTGCCTGCAGCTCTTTCCGCAAATCTGACCATTTCATCAGAGGCTTCCTCCCTCGGAATCTTTGCTAATTTTCTCTTTTCCATGCGACAGCCTCCTACAGAAGATCAAACAATGACATCTGGCCAGACAGTTCGCTGCTTTTGGTACTGGTTTTTTCAGTTTTCCGCTGCTTGGAAGCAGCATCTTTTTTCACTGGCTTTTCAGAAATCTGAGGTTTATCTTTTGTTTCCTGTGATTTTTTCTCATTATCTGTGATTTTTTCGGTAGTTTTTGTTGGTGTAACCGGCTTTTTTGTTATCACAGGCTTTTTACCTTTTTCCTTTTTAACAGGTTTCGGTTTTTCATATTTGTGGTAATAATCCTCTGCCCATTCATATACAACCTGGTCTTCAACTGCAGCGGATCTGCCATTCGACTGCTTCCTGGCCTGCTCAACGATATAACTAAAGCACTTGTTCCAGGTCTTTCCCTCCTGCATCACATCTTCAGCAAGCCCCTGATCCTCTTCGCATCTTTTCATCAGGTAAGTAATGACCGGATCCGCAAAGTTCTTCTGTGTTGCCTTCTTCTTTTCTGCTTCCAGCTTTTCTCTGGCTTTCTGCTTTACCGGCTTTGCATTTTCAGCTTCTGCTGCTTCAACTTCTTCTTTTGTCGGAGCTGGAATCCCGGAAACAATATCAACAAGAGAGGCTTTTCCCATTGGAACTGTATCCTCTTCCTTTGATTCATCGTCTTCCTGGGCCTCTAATTTGCCCTCTGTCGGTTTCTCTTCCTGTTCCCCTATTGTTTCACTGTCTGCAACCGTTTCCGCCTCTAAACGGTCAGTATCAGCTTCAAGTTCCTGTTTTAACTGTTCTGACATTTGTAATCTCCTTTCTCGAAATCAAAATAAAAAGTAATCTTCCCAGGGTTGCGTTCTTCAATCGGAGTTATCCATGAACCGCACATTTCTTTAAATATCTGAATCTGCCGTCTACAGTTCCATTCTCCCCTGAAATAAAACGGTGTGTACCAGAATTCCTGTCCCGGCTTTTCAACCGGCATCAGTGGATCTCCGCACACCGGATTGGATATCGTATTTGCAACAGCCACCCAGCCTGCGCACCCAAGAAGCGAAAGCTGTATGTAACACATCTGGGCAACTACCCTGTCTATGTCATTGGCGGTGAACAAAACCCGTGTCTGATAATTTATCTTTTTTCTGTGGAATATGTTTGCCGCTGCTACAAGAGTTGCTCCTGCTCCACACGCCGGATCATTGACAGATATCCATTCCTGTTTTTCCAATGTCTGTACATTGTCATTGATTGTTATGCTTGCCATACATTCACAGACATTGTATGGTGTAAAAAACTGCCCTTTCCAGTGGTTCCCTAGCTCAAGGCTCATGTACAGTTTTCCAAGAAAGTCCTGATCTGGATTGCGTTCCAGTGCCTCAACCACAATCGCAAAGCATTTGGCCGGCTTCTCTACCCCGCCAAGGCGTTTGATGCACTCTGCATATTCTTTCTCTCTTGCAGTGTATCTCGGTTCCGTCTTATCAACCGAATTCGCCAGTGTGCAAGCCATTGCCGCCATTAGATCGGCCCACACCTGCCATGAACTCCGGCTGTAACACAGCTCTTGAAAAACTTTTATGAACTCTTTCTCCGTTCCTTGTATTTTCTCTATCTGCTCCATGCTGTCACCTCTTGAATCCGTGTTCCCGCATCAGCATATCTATATACTCTGGTGTCGCACGTTCTGGTTCTTCTGCTATCTGTTCCCGGTGCTGTTGTTCTATTGCCGCATTTTCGTGTGTGGTAAGCTGTGCAATATATTTATTTTTCGCTTCCAGAATACTCGGAGGAAGCTTTGCATCGTTCGTCTTGCGCTCGATCAGGGTTGAATATATCTTGAAGAAATGCGCTCGGACAGCATCCTGGTTCTCATCGAGGCATATCTCCCGGAAGCCAAGCCGCTTTACCGCTTCTCTGACTATCGGCGTCAGGCTTTCCAGTGCTTCTTCCTGCCTGTAATATCCATACTGGCTTATAGCCTTCTGTACTTCTCCCCAGGCTTCTCCCTGGTCTTTGAGGTGCGGAACTGTATATTCTGCACATTTCTCTCGTATCTCAGATATCTGAGGCGGATATGTATGAGTGGCAAACAGTTCCATCAATGCTGTTTCGCAAAGCTTATAGTCTAGGTCTCCCAACATGCGGTACCACATTCTGATGCTGTACTGGTCTGGCATGACATTAAATGTTGGATAGGCACTTTTGATCGAAGCTCTGACAAAATCAAATTCTTGAGGTGTCACTTCAATCACCCATCCCTTCGCGCCAGCCGGCCGTTGCCTCCATATACTGATCCGTTGACATGTTCTTTGTAGCTACAGGTGCTTGCGGTGTTCTGGATGCCGGCATTGAATTCTGTGAACGTTCTAACCAACCAGTGATAAATCTCTTGATTCCTCTAGGTGTCTTACGATTACGAGGGTGACTGTCAAGCCATGCTGCCATTGATCTAAACTCCTGTTCAACATCCAATGCCGGAAACAGTTCTCTCAGTGAATTGAGATAATTAAATGTCACATCGTAGTTTCCTGAGCCTGTAATCAGAGGAAGAGAGATGAACGTGTTCTGCTTGGAGTCTTTAAGCTCCAAGCTAATGTTTTTATTATCTTTCTCTTTATCTAACTCTATCTCTTTCTCTATCTCTTTCTCTACGTCACCTATGCGTAACTGTTCCGTCACTTCAATGTCACATTGTGACGCTTTTTTGTCTCTTAACCGTCTCATTCTTTCAGCACTGGCACTTTCCGACCCTGTCATTTTGGAGCATTCCGACAGTGAATATTCGGTTTCGTCAATCAGCTGCATGAGGTCCTGCTGAATCAAAAACATAACCGTCACTCTTACATTTTCAACTTCTTCGTCCAGGTCCAGAGCAAGCTCGTCATAGAATGTTGCTTCTACTCCCTCGAAGTAAAGTCTTCCATCCTGTTTCATCGCCACAAGAAGCATTTTCAGGTAAATAATTGTGTAGGTGTCTCCTCCGGCAATCTTCCGAAGTTTTTTGATAGCCTTCTGACGGAAAAATCCGTCAGGAAGCTTTAACCAATAATATCTTTTCGCCATAAATTCCCCCGCTTAGTAGATTACTTTTGAACCATCATCTGTTTTAATTACTGTCACAGCCTGGCCAAATCTCGCTTTCATGGCATCGTCATGAGTTATAGCCATAATCTTCACATCAGAATATCGATCACGAATCGTCTCAAGGGCATCTACATAAGCCTGTGCACCCTCATCATCAAGGAATGGTGGTTCATCAATAAAGAGCATTCCAAGCTGTATTCCTGCCGCTGTTGCCTTGATTTCGGACAATGCAAGGATAACAGCAAGAGAAGCTTTTACCTTCTCGCCTCCGCTCTTGGAAGCATATGGAAGAGTTGTCTTGCCATATTCGTTGATCAGAACATCCAGCGTTGCCTTGTCTCCGTCCTTTCCTTTGACGGTGCGCTCCATCACAAATTCCACTCCCATCGTTCCACCAGTCATCTGGCCGAGAATATTGTTCGTAGTATCTGTGATATGAGGAATGATGTTCCTGATGATCTGGTGCGGAACTCCGTCCTGTGAAAATGCCTGTTTCAAAGCCTCGTAGCAATCAGCTTTCTCAGCTGCAACAGCAATACCTTTATTCAAAAGAGCTATTTCAGAACGCATTGCCTCAACATCTTCAACTCTCTGTGTCAGTACGCCTTTTTGAATCTGCGCTTTTTCAAGAGTTTCTTTTGTAGATTTTAATCTTCTCTCAACTTCTTCAAGAGCTTCACTGCCTTCAATATCTTTTCTTAATTCTTCCAGTTTTATTTCCGCTTCACGAAGATTGTTATGTAAAACAAGTTCGTTGGCATCTTCCTTGCTCCGTTCCTGATATAATTCAGTAAGTCTCTTATCAATATGCTGTTTTCTTTCTTCATACACCGGAAGTTCCTTTTCCTGGTCTGCAAAATGTGCTACCGAATTTCTTTTACATACAGCATCATCATGCTTAATAACGGAATCAGATAACGCAGCAACAATATCAGTTGCTTTCTGGGCCTTTATATTGAGCTCTAAGAGGATTTCTTCATACTGCCCTATCGTTTTACTGTTGGTGTTCTTTTCTGTCTCTAAACGGGCGATTTCAAGTTTCTTTTTCTCGGCATCCTTTTTCAAGTTTTCATATTTTACAAGTGCACGTGCTTTTCTTATCAAAAGTTCTAATCTTTCAGCATCATATCCGATAATACAAATTTCATCCTGTTTTTTGGATATTTCTTCGTCTCGTTTGATCCTCAATGCTGCTATTTCTTCCTCACATTTTTCCAGATGGTCTGCTTCTTCTGGTAAACTCTTTACATCATCGATTGCTTTTGCGAGAAACCTGCAGCTTGCTCTATCTATATCAGGGCAACCGGAATTCTTCATAAATTCCTCCTGCTGTCTTATCTCGGAAATTCTGTCCAAACGATATTTCCGCCTGTTCTCTGCTTCTGATATACGCTGAGAATACGTTGCTCTTATCTGTTGCAGTTCCTGCTCCGCAACAGAAGTCAAATGTCTTTTTTCCTGTAATTCCTCGCATTGCGTCCTCGCCTGAGCCAGCTCCGTCAGTTTTTCTTCCAAATTATCCGGAAGTTCTGCTTTAAGCTGTTCAATAAGATTCGCAATGTCGTTATTTCGACGCTTTGCATCGTTTATGATATTCTGGCAATTCTGGATGTCAGCATTATACCCAGCAAGATTTCTTTTTGCATTGTCATGATTAAGAACGTCTTTCTCCAGCTCTATAATCTGTTCGGACAACTGTTTATATTCGGCGGCTTTTTCTCTGACCTCATTCGCTGATTCCAATGCGGCATTACAGTTTTCTAAAATCTGCGTCTTACTTGAGATTTCATCTGAAATG